ACCCAACAGAAGCGCGCATCGCTTGCATCTTGTTTTTCTGAAGCTACGTCCCACCAAACTCGGTCTACATAATTGTAGATCGGTTCAATGATTAGATCTTGATCGAAGCTATCCGAATCAACGTAGTTATGGCTGACTTTCCAACCATCCAAGCCAGAAGTCACCATGCTGCGTGCTGAGGCACTATAGATATCTGTGGCGTAACTAATGTTCTCAATATTACGGATCAAACCGCTTAACAATTTGGCTGTTTCTTTTGATGCAGCACCGCCAGCGGGACTTACGTTAATACTAAAGTCTGACAATTCGATCTCACCAGCAACCTGATCGACTATCGGGCTTGTTAAGTCAAAGCTATAACGTGGTTTGCCGTCGTTCTCTTGATAATATTCAGGCTCCCATTGTCCGTTCCTTTTGTTAACAAACAATAGGCTTTGTCTGGCACTGTCCCTAAGATCGCTGTCGGCTTCTTGCGAATCTTTCAAGCGTTCAATCATGGCCTGGTGTTCAATCATTCATTACCCCACGTAATGTTGATACTTGCATCTACGCTTTGTTGAATTTCTTGCTGGCGAACGTCTGGCAGTGTTTTACTTAGCAGTATTTTAGCTGCTGCGATCTGCGTTTGGCTCATTTCAGAATTGTTAAGTACATGATCCATAAGGGCGTTTACGAGGTAACTACTCTTGATTTTATCTCGAGTTCTTTGAGTCTGTGAAACGTTGTCTCTTATACTCATTTTGTTAGTTCACTCTTTAATTGCTCTGTAATTAATTTCATTGCAAGCCTATTGCGCATATAGTTACTTCTAGCAGTTACCAGGGCTAAAACTATTGATATTATTAAACCTATTACCGAAAGGATTTGATTGGTAAAAGTAAGAATTGAGGTTCCTGCCAAAACGCTTGAAAACATGTAAGACAGCTTACTTTGTATAGTATTACTAGTAGCTTCAATTAATCCAGATAAATCCATTAACACCGCACCTGTTGAGTTTAAAGCCTATTTATACCGGAAATAAAAGCTAAAATCGTCAAGTTATAGCTTCAGCATTATGATACTCAAAAGATACACTATTGATATAAATTAAGTTGTGCGCTGCTCGTGAAAAAACGGATTAGCTTGTTTTATTGGTTTAACTAAGTTAAACTGTAGACATATTAACAAAGCAGGTTATATTATGAATTTAGATATGTTTTTAAAAGTAGTAATGACAGGTTGTGTGATTATTGGATGGCCTGTTATTCTTATTATATGTATTACTAATTAGGAGTTAATGAAGTGACTATTATAATTATAGAAACACCACACAGCGCCAAGCCAACAGTCTATGAAGTTAAAAACGAGCAGGCAATAATAGATCTGGCTAATAATATGGACTTTTGTTTTAGCGAAAGGAAACAATTTGCAGATTATACAGAAATAGAAGCGGCCAAAGAATGGTTAGGCCACGACCTGCAATCGATAGGGTTTTATGAACTTGATGAATTAAAAGATCACCAAGGAAATGCTGATCAAGAATTTGCAGTGAAACAATTTATAGATGATAACGATCACCTTTTCAACCCGCTAGTCTATGCCGTTATTTGCCAAGGACTGCTTGCTGTAGATAGCTTTGAAAGTTATTTATTAGCCTATGAGTTTATTCAGACTTTTAACGATAAAGATGAACAAGACTCATCGATCATTGTGGAAATGACCCCGATTGAATATAAAGGCAGGTGCGCCTTGCGTTATTTGTTCAGCCGTGAATTTTCTCGAAAAGAACCTACAGTAGAAGAAATAGAGGCTGCAATTTCAAAACTTTCCAATGCTGAAGAAATTTATAAAAAACTGAGCGGAATAATTTATAAGTCACATTATTGGGTTTTAGATCTTTACGGTGAACACATAATAAATGAAGTGATCCATATTTATAATTCTACAGGCGAGCCTTGCGCTTCTGATCTCAAAAGCTATGATGATTTTTTAGACGGTTTAATTTATGAAATTGGCTATTCAAGAAAGGAAAAAAATAATGGAATTTAACAGCGATAAAGAAGCAGTTATAAATGGACTGGTACTGGCAGTGACAGCGCCTACCGATAATAAATCAGAACAAGCGTTAAACTTGGTAAAGAAGATTAGTTTAAATATGAATGATATTGACATGGCTCAATGTAAACAACAAGCTGAACTAATCCTGCAGGAACTTAGTAGTAGTGACTAAACATTAAAAGAGCAGTACATTATGAAGTCATTTTTTGATTGAGTAATGTGCTGTTTTTTTTTCGCTGTTCATAAATACTTATCTGGTCTAAGCAGTCATCAATGATATCAAAATCTGTCGAATTTTTATCGTATACACCCACCAGGTGATCTGATCTGATGTTGATTATTTTTGGAGAGCTTTGCCTAATGCTTTTGAAGTCTTCCCCATTAAAAACCACGTAAGCACATTCGCCACCACGTATATCATTTTTAACTTTTTCAAGAAATAAGTCTAATTTCGACATTAACTGTTTTAAAACTTTTTACCGTAAGTAAAATCGCCTTTTGTAACTTTGTAAAATATTTCAGCATCAGAAAGCCCTTTTTTTCTGTAACTCATAATTCTATTTTTTAATTCAGTGTCCTGATGATAAATGGGCATTTTTTTCTCCCAATTTGGTTTTGGTGTTCGCCTACCTGGTGCGGATGACAAATCAATTTTATCTTTTAAGCGTCTTTTTATTACCTGTAGCGATAAATTTGGATATTTCTTTTGCCAGTTTTTAAGGGTGAAGGAATCTCCATTTTGTTCGAACAGTTTTTCTCTATTGTAAGAACTTTTTTTTTGATATACCAACAAGCTAGGATCAGTGTTTGGATGCCTTTTCATTCGACTTCTAAGCGTTGTAATTTTTAAATTATATTTCTTAGCCGCTTGATCAACAGTCAATCGCTCACCATTAATTATAAAAACTTCAGTCATTTTTCGCCGCATCAGTATTTAAATAAATGTAATGTTCTCCTGTTGGGCCATTACTGGCTATGATTGTTAATCGCTCGTCATTAGAGGGCCATTCTGCTTCGTTAAAGTTGTTAATAAACCAATCGCAATCCGCTAAAATATCAAGGTTTGATTGCCACTTTGTGTAAAGACCAACCATGTTTTGAGAATCAATATCTTGATAGCCATCTTTGTGGTTTCGTACTTCAAAATCTTGACCATTCCAAAACACAATAATTTCCGTATCAACGAAATCCACATATGCCTTGTTGATTGCTATTGCTGTTTTATGTTTGCTATAACTTTTAAGCATCATTATCTCTAGTTTCAAATTCGATCAATAACTGCGTCAAATGTATTGCTTTTTGCAGATCGTATATCCCGCCTTTATCACGCCACCGTGTGACATATTTAATAATACTGCCTTCGATAAAACCAATTTTATTGGCCTGAATAAATTCGATAGGTTGAATAGCCATGTTTTTATAATGACTACCACCTACCTGTTCATCTAAGAACGAATGAATGTTCTCGTCAGTAATTACACTTTCCATATCTAGTTTCATTAATTGTTCCAACCTTTAAAATCTATTTTTACTGGAGCCTTACTGCTTGTCTTGGTGGTGATCGCAAAGTAACGAACCGCATCGGTATAATCACTCGTCCAATCGTGCAAAGGGTTATTCCTGAATGTTTGCCTCTTATCATCAAATTCTGTCCTGTACAGTTTTAAAGCTTCTATGCCATCCTTACATTTAACCTTATCGAAGTAGACTTTTGGCAATAACATTCTTACCGCGTTGATACCATCGGCTACTGATTGGGATGGGGCTACATCAAAGTTTATGCCTAACCCTGCTGCTATTTGTTTACGTGATAGTCCACTACCTAGCTCGCGTACTGCTATGTCGTGGGGAGCAATATGCTGCTCATAATCGTAGGGCCTATTGCTGACTTCTTTAATAATTTCAGGAAGCCCCGTTGACTGAAAGGCTATACACTCAATGGCTCTAATTTCTGTTCGTAATATTTGCCAAAACCAGACAACGGTTGCATCGTTAATTCCAAGATCCCAAGAGGTAATGACTTTTAACGCCGGATCATAAGGCACATTTGTAATGCGGCTTTCTGCTTCATCCATAAGTTTTCCGTAGTAAGAACCACGCACAGATGCAGACCAGGAACATTCAAACTCTTGTTCATATTCAGCTTCACTCATTTCTTCTTTTGCTGCTCGCAATTCATCCAAGTCAATAATATTAGTCTCCGATGCTTTGTGCAT